CCATAAAGAGCAAGAATCCGATTTTTCAATTAGCCGGTTTGATGATTCGGAACAAGTACAAGAACAACCAGATACGAACAAAACGGGTCAGGACAACCCATAAAGAGCAAGAATCCGATTTTTCAATTAGCCGGTTTGATGATTCGGAACAAGTACAAGACTGCAATAATAATAACAGCAGCATATTTGGTGACCAAAATAGACAGAGACAATTTCAAAGCTCAGATGAGCTTGGGACTAAACATTGCTATGGAGAAATTGTCAATCCCAAAATTAAACCGAATATAAACAACAACAATGAATGGGGACTGTGGACGCAGTTGCCAATTCAATACCCTACAATACGTCCCGTAAACGTACGGAAAATACCAAAGGTTTGCACAAAGCATTTGTTTGATGTGAACCAACCTTTCGCTCACTGGAAGAAAGCCAAACTTGACTACAGTGCCGTACGTACACGAAAAGACCTAAAATGCGAAGGTTATTCCCTACAATGCTTCGATTTCAAATTCACTGGGCGAATGCCTTGTTACGCCATGACCAATTGTTGGCACAACGAGGATAATGCACTTAAACAACGAATACTGAGAGAGACACCAGAACTAGCAACCGAATTAGATTGGGAATTAATTAATAAATTAGTAATAGAACTAGCTAATAAAACAAAACCATACTTCGAAGGAGTAATGTCAACCGAGCAATTTTTAAATGCAAAGAAAGGAAAACTCGGAAATAGATATAGAAACGCATACAATCAATTATTAAACAACAGGAAGTCATTGGAACAAATATTTTCAGTGACAGCATTCGTAAAATCAGAGAAATACAATGAACTAGGAAAAGCACCTAGAATAATCATGGGCAGAGACCCAAGGTTCAATATATTATATGGACCATACATATCACCAGCCGAAAAAGCATTAATAAAAGCAGCACCACAAATAGCAAAAGGCTCCAATTATAGCCAAAGAGGAGACAAATTTGCTAACTTGGTATACGGGCAATGGTATATAGAAAATGATTTCTCAAAGTTTGAAGGAACGCAAAGACCAGAAATAATTGAAATGGAACGGACATTCATGAAAGTAATATTGAGTGAAGACGAATTCAAGTTATATAGCGAGTTATTTGACATAAAGATAAACAAGAAAGGACACACCTTACATAACATATCATTTAAATTTAAAGGATGTAGGGGTTCAGGAGACATGGACACAGGTTTTGGAAACACATTAATTAATTACATCTCAACACAATATTTTCTAATTAAAAACAGC